TATTTCTTTTCTCAGCTTCTAACTGAGCTTTTACAACTACCTTCTGTTGTGCTAACTGCTGCTCAGTTGCTTTAATTACCTCATCAGTTTGTTTAATTTTAATTCCTAAAATCTCCCTTTCTGACTTGCCTTGCAGCTTCAAAATATTATCCTGGCTATCAATAGCTTGTAACTTCTCTTGTTGTGCTTTTAGATTCTTGTTTGTTTCCTCTGTAAGCTTTTTTTGTTCTACACTTACTCCGCTTACTGCTGCTTTAATCTCATCCCAATAAGCAACTATCGCCCCTAATGCTAATACTAATAAACCAATGCCACTTGAACCGATTGCAGCTTTAATACCTTTGAATGCATCAATAGCAACAGTTTTAACATTCTTAAACGCATCTCCTAAATCACCTAACTGTTCAAGACCCTGCGATAATGCAAGAGCTGACTGCACTTTTGCCAATGTCTTTTGCACATCTTCGCCTTCTGCACCAAGTAGACCCAATGCTCCTTGTACGGCAGCAAATCCTCCGGCTACTGAGCTAAGTGTTTGAGAAAAAGCCTTAAACTTAGTATCTGGGTTAAATGCATCGATTAAGTTTTTAGAATCTCCGATAGCATCTTTTAATTGCGATGCTCTCTTTGCTGCTTCTACTGCTTGTTCGGATGTAGCACCAAACTTCTCAGATAAAGCCTGTACTTCTGCCGTTGCTTGTCTTAACTGCGTTTTTAACGAGCCTAATGCTTGTTCTGTGTTGCCGCCTACTGTTATATTTATACCTACGTTCTCTTGTGCCATTAGTATGATGTTTCTATTACTTTAAGAAATGATAGTTTAGTAGTATTGTACTCCATAGGGTTAAAGTTCTCAACTTTATTAAGCCTAAATAATACCCCGTCTATAAATACATACTTACTAAAATCTAAGTTGAAAATGTCTATAATATCCAATAATCCAAAGCACGTTAATAGTTTACTATCCTTACTTGTTATCTCTGCAATATAAGGACTATGATAAGCATTAAATATGTTTGTACTTGGATATGTGTTAGGGCTAAATTGTATCTCTTTTGGTGCGCCAAAGTTTATATCGTTTGTAGGGTTAATAGGGTCGTCTAAATGTCCGGCATAACCATAACTTGTATAGCTTCCTAAAACTGTTGTAGTATTCATAATGTTCCAGGAAGAAACCTCTGTTATCTTCTTAGTTTGCATTATGCGTATAATACTATCCATTCTGTCCTCTGCACTATTCGTGTTTGACTTCTTATATATTGCCGGAAACACTTTGTCCTGTCCTGTTGCTTGATATAAAGTAGATGCTGCAAATATAACTTCTAAGGTGTCTGTTTCTTTTACAAAGTCAAACTCTGTATCGTAAATAAAATCGCCATAGCCTTCTGTGTACTTCTTGCGGTAGTTCTCACCATAGAAATCATTATCAGCCTTAAACTTGTAGTTATAGTACCTGGCATTAATCTCACTCATTGGCTTAATACTAAAAGGCTTGGCTCTATCTATTTTGTTAGTCCAATCTTCTGCATTAGCCGATACCTCAGGATAAAAATCCACATACGGACTAATAACCAGCTCCTTGTCGTTAAACTTATTCTCATATACATAAAGGTTAAACATCTTAACAATACTCAAAAAGAAGTCCCTTTGAAATATACCTCTTGGTATTGTTTCGTTTATCTTAATATTTTCTCCTAAATTAATTTGTACTAATGTAGGCTTTGCAGTTGTGATAGTTAAGTTACCTGTAAATATTTCAACTTCCATTAATGTACCGAGTATCTCAACCTGTATATAATCTGTATTGACAAAAGTTATATTATCTACTGTGAAATCACAATCAATAATTCTTCTAACACTTGCATCGAAATCTTGACTACCTATTGGAACTCCATTTTTCCTTAATATAACAGAAAAGTTAGAGTTAGCAGGATTGAATGAATTTACAAAACCGCTTAAAGTTACTCTTATACTTGTGCTGATACTAGAACCTGTATAAGTAAATACTTCTCCAAAGGCATCTGGTGTAAAGCTACCTGCCGTTATTATAGTATATCTTACATAAGGTTCGCTTGTTAAGTTCATTGTCCTGTTATTAGCAGTAGCACTAAAACTTGTATTATTTGAAGCCGTTATGTTTGTTTGGTTATGCGGTATAATCAAGCGGTTAAATAAAGCCGTATTAAAGAACGAGCAGTCAAATGTATAATCCGTTCCGGCAAATATCTTTTGTATATACTCCTTAACATATAAAGCCGGTCGAAACGTTGTATATTGAAAGTCCTTTTTAGCTATCCCATATGTTCCTGTGCTTACGTTTCCGTAATCAATCAAAGGATAGTAATAGCCAGAGCCTCCGGCATTGTTCCAACTATTGCTAATATTAGCCACGCTATAAGTGTGGTCATAAGCACTAAAATCTAAATCTTCTAAACGAGCATTTCCTAATTGATTAATAAAGCCACCAAGTTCTCCAAACACGCTACATTGATACTCGATTGTTTCTTTGTCTATAACTATCTCTAATATTCTTAAAGTGCCTTTGAATATTTGCACCTTATCAATAAAGATTTTGCAGTTAGCTTGTTTAGTTACATTAAAGTTATAGCCTACGTTTGGAAGCGTGTTATCTGTGAAGTTAGCATTATTAAGCTCAAAAATATAACCAAATACAAGGTTATTGTTTGCCGTTCCTGGTATGCTAATTGTTTTGCTATAAGAAGTATTGCGGCTACCAAACTCACTTACATCATCAATGGCATATGTAAACTCGGTAGATATATCCTGTAATAAATCTATCTTCTGTTCTTCTATGTATATCTCTGTGCTAATCATTATCTGAATTGGCTTGTTAAGTATTTACCTACTTCTACCTCTATATCGAAGTTAAATAGTTTGTCTGCACTTTCTAACTTGTATTCGTAATTTGTTACAGTTATGGTAACAGGGAAGTATGCACCAAGAACCTCCATATATACAATAGGACTTGATACAAGCTGAGCCAACCACGCATAGTCTTGTTCGCTAACCCAATCAGAAGTAAGCCTGTATTTATCTTTATGCTGAATAGCATAGTTAAAAGTCGTTTCGTTGTATCTGTTATATCCATCTATGTTTGTCATTTGTCCACCTACAAGCTGCCAATCGCTTCGCCTGTATGATGCTCTTTGATATTCGCTTGACCTTCTATTAACAAGAGCAAACTTCTTTGTATCCCACCCGCCTAATCTATTTAGGAACTCTAAGTTAAATTGTTGGTATTTAGGATAACACTTTTGTCTTATCTTAATAACCCTAGTCTGTGCAGCACCTCTTTTCAAATAGAAGTTATAGCCGTATGTATCTTCATTAATAATCGTGCCAGAAGCAAAGTCGTTAATATGTCCGGCTTGTAGGTTAAACATATTGAACTGACCGGCAAGGGTTATATTGCCCGATACTGTGTTAGTAACTACATCTCCTGCTCCTAGTACTTCTACCCAAGCAGAATAGCCACCTGTTGATATGCGAAGGAACGTAATATAAAAATTATCGCCATATTCTAGCGTTATCTCGTCTGTATCTCTCTCGGTCAAGAAGTCATCAGTAAAGTTTTCTAATAGTAAATTATCGTAATAGTCTGATAATACTAACGGGGTCTGGTTCTTTGTTAAGAACACATCGGCAAACAATGGCGGTACAAAGTTGTAAGCTGAGTAGCTGCCGGATGCTAAGTTAGTAGTTGTTACACCGCTTACCTCTTCGCCTATTCTTACTTGATAATCTACTTTGATCTTATCGTTTGATGCTACAAGTATTGAGTTGCCAGAAGGCTCAAAGTAATTAGTTACAAAACTTCTAACCATTGGTGAAGCGTTAAACACCCCGTAGCTACCTTCCGCACTTGGAGCAGGGAATACTTTTGACCTAATTACCTGACTGCCGTTAATATAGACATCATAAACAAACTTAAAGTTTGTAGTTCCGCTATTAGTAGAACTTGAAACAAACCACAGGCTCTCGTGCATAGACGAGTATGGTGCAGGACTACTTGTTATTGTTATTGCCATTGACTGCTTGTTTGATTTGAATTTGCACATCGCCACCTAATGCGACTGCTAAATTTTGGATAAATTCTTTATTAAATATTTGAGCTACTGCTCTATCAAAGTAGTGTGTAGATTTTAGACCTTTCCTGTGTATGCTTCTGGCAATTAAAAAAGCTAAGGACTTCTTGCCTTCTATTGCCTTTCTCTCAGTTCCTAGTCTTGTATATCTTGATACCGATACTGATTTTAGCTTGTTATATCCAAGCCATTTCTCTATTGAGCTAACCGGCACAGCTTTTTTACTGCTCTTAAAAGCATATGGTGTTTTGCTATCTGCCTTTACGTTCTTAGTACCCTTAACCCCTTTATTGACAAAGTCATAGTATTTAGATGCTGCACTTCCCGGCTCATAACCTAAACTCAAAACATATCCTGTTCCGAACTTTGTAATGATAGGCAAAGCCGGTTCTGCTAACTTACCAGAGCTTGTGATATTGTCTTTATCTAATATATTAACTAAGGCATCATTAAAAGCCTTACCATATAAAGCAAGGGTTTCTTCTAATACCGGCAGTTCTCCTGGCTTTACTGCACTAAACCCTGTGCTTCCTATACTTTGTATAAAGCCGTTCCTTAATGCTTCTATTTGCGCTCTTGATATGCTCACGCTAATAAATATAAGGAAGGTCTAAAAATAACTAACCCCACCAAAAATGGCAGGGTCGGTATTATTTAAGTTTTCTATGCTGCTCCTTGTCAAAGTCAGCTTTTGCCTTTAAGTAGGATAGGGTGTTTAAGAATTGGATTGTTGTAAGTTCATAGCTTTGGTCAACTGTGATATTTTCGTGGTCGGCAACAGATTTGGCACAATATTGCCATCCAAACTGCTGCATAAAATTTGAACCGCCTCTTGTGCTAATTCCGGTGTCATTCCCTTCGCCATCATCTCTTGAATCAAATAACCCTGAGAAACTTCTATCCAATTTCTGTATACATGATAAAAAAAAACAACCGAATGATAGATATGTACAAAATTAGAGGCTTGTAGGTCTGCTGCATAATCGCTATGCTTGGCAGCGTCATAAGTATCGTCTACCCATTTTCCCCACCAAGTCCTGCGCTGAGGCATAACCATAGAGGCTGCTAACTTGTGCAGGTTACCAACTAAGTCAGTACTAAATACTTTGCTCTCGATGTATCTGGCTGCTTTAATTTGCTGAACATCATAGATAAACCTATAACGTTTGCCATTTACTTGTGTGTATTTAACCGGCTTACCTTCTATCTTATCGTCTAAGAAGCTTAGTGTAGCTCTAAGGTTATTGAACTGCTGAATAGTCAAGCTATCCACCTGAGTATCTGTAAGGTTGTAGATTATGCCTACTAACTTACTTTCTACATCTAAGTTAGTCCAATCCTTCTCAGGCTTAGTAACTATTGGATAGATTTGTTGGTACTGCCAAACTGTTAATTCGTTCCAAGTCATTTGCGTAGTTTTAACATTATCTCATAAGCAAGATGCCCACCTATGTAGCATAACGCTGCCAAAGGTAAGCAAATTACAAAGAAGTATAATATTTTTATTATTTTAATGATACGGCTACGTTTGTGGTGCTACTCTTTGCCGGAGGGTAAACTTTTTTAACCTCGCCAGTAACTCCGTTAATAATTTCAAGACCTTGATGCGGTACTTTCTTTAAGAACTCTTCCATGTCCTTTTTACGCTTAGTGGCATCGTTGAAGTCAGCCATTATTTCCTCGTAGTCTGTGCTTTCGCATTTAGAGAAGTCATACTTAACTCCTACCTCTCTGATGTTAAACTTAGCACTCATATACTCAAAGTCCTTGCCATTTAATACGGCTGCTTGTAATACCGCATCTTTGTAGTCCTTATTGCCCTTTAATGTTTCAAGCATATCTTCTAAGGCTTTAACCTGGATATGCGTTTTTAACGGATCAAGTTCCCCTGCGTTTAAGCGTTCAATTACTTGGTGTGTAAACTCCACCCTTTGTTCTTTTGTTGTTTCAAAGATTAATTGTAGTTCCATTTGTTTTTGTTTATAGTGTTAAATAAATAAAGGTCTAATAAGTAAAACTCCTGCACTAAAACCAAGAGCAAAAGCAAGAGCTATCTTAAATCTTCCTGAAAATGTTTTTACTTCAATAGTAAAATGGTTCATAGGTAAGCAAAGAAAAGGATTGATAAATACCATTGATACCATACCAATCCAATGCTTGTCCATTAAAAACCTAAAACCAGCTATTGAATTTGCTTCTAATACTACTGCCGAAAAAAATACAATTAGCAATTTCCAATAAGGTATCTTATCATTTTGCTTCATATCGTTTCAGGCTTATAGTTCTCAATGTCAAAAAAGCCGATTTTTGACTTATCTTCTGGCTTTCTCATTCTGCGTTTAGAAGGCTCATAGCCTTGCTCGTTACAGTATGTAAGTATTTCCAAATAGGTAGCATCTATGTTAGCCATCATTATGCTAATAGGCTCACTTGCGTAATATTTGTCTATGTATTCTTTGTTGCTTTGGGTCATTGTTTTTAATTAAATAGTCAGTTAATGCTGCCATTACAAAACCTGTTGCAATTAGCAGAAGGCAGATAGCGTAGATCATTTTGAGTAGATGTCTTGAAGTTGCCCTAAAAGGTAACAAGCTGCTACTAATACGGCTAAAAATTGTGCGGTTTCTTTTTTCATTGTGTTTGTGTTTTGATTAAATAATAACCAAATATACAAGTTCTACACAATCCACCAAATATATTTTTGTAACCTTGTTGCAATTATAGGAAGGCATATCTACCAGTGCCACGTTTAAGGCTGAAATTCTGCCAAGCCAAAGCCAGAGCCACACAAGCATCATCGTGGAAGCCGGAAGGTGCAGAGTACTTTACCCCCGTTGCAGTATACTGATACTCAAATACTTCTAGCTCCTGGCTTATTATCCCCTCAGGATAGCCTATCTTACCTTGATGTATTGCAGCCTGTAAGCCTTCCATTAGCTGCTGCTTACTTGAACTTGTGAACTTTAAGCCTTGTATCATTACCCCTTCTCTTTGCAGGTCTTCTAAGATAGGGTCTCCAACCCCCGTAGAATCTACAAGGATAGGGCATTTAGGCAGTCTAAGGATAGTTTGCTTGGTATTGTGCCAATCCATTTGAAAGCGGTCAAAATAAGCCACATTTCCGTCTTCGTCTAAGCCTACTATTACAGTCCAATCGACTGACTTGGCTAGATCAATCCCATAAGCTACTACCGGCATAGTTGTAACCGGGTGTAAGCACTTGCGTATATGTTGGCTGCCGAAAGGGTTAGCTGCGTTCTCAGCCGGATTTGCCATATACTCCTGTTCAAATACAACTTCTGGGAGCTGCCTTCTAGCATCGTCTATCTCCTGAGGGTCTATGTACGGGTTATCGTATGTAGTAAACTTAAAGCTCTGCCAATCCGGCTCGGCTTTGCTAAACAAACTAAAAAAGTAATTCTTGCCTTTTGGGGTGCTAAGGAATATAGCTTTCCCCTTATAGTCAGTTAAAGTAGGTCTTATTGAGTTAAGCCACCCGTCTTCAAGGTTAGGTATAAAGGAAGCCTCGTCTACTATTACCAGATTAAACTTGCGCCCTCTCAGGTTGTCTAAGCGTTCCCCTGTAAAGAACTCCACCTTGCCACCATTAGGGAAGCTGATATTTAAGTCCGATTTGTTATTAGGGAAGGGAAGGCTATTGCATAGCTTCTCAAAAAATACCTTAGCTAGTTTATAGGTCGGGGTTATGTAAGCAACCTGACCGCCTTTGATTGCGGTTGTTATACATTTGATTTGGCTTAACTCCGATTTGCCGAACCTTCTACCGCACATTACAACAATGTACCTGGCTTCGCAGTCAAGTATCTTCTTTTGATTTATATGTCCGTTAGGTAGTTCTATCCGCATTATAGAATTGTCTTGCCGTCTACAAATACTATCTCTATTCTGTTATCTGTTTGTATGTCCATTTGTTCCTTTGGCTTACCATAAACACGGGTTAGCAAAGTTTCTAAACTATAAAGGCTGCCTTTCTCCAAGCTCTTACGCATAGCTGCTGCAATCGTCTTTTCAAGTATTGTTGCCTTCGGGTTATCCCATACTGTTTTAAGTTCCTCTAAGTCCATTGACATCATAGCTTGTATGGTATCGTTTATCTCTGCAAGTTTATATCCTTGCTCTTTAAGTAGGCTTACATACTTACGAGGTCTGCCGTTTGGGTTTCCGGATTGTCCTGGTTTGAAAGGTATTAAGTGTTCTTTGCTCATTCTGTTACGCTTCTGTTTTAACATAAGGCTGACCATTCCTTTTAACTTCTAATGTCGGGTCAAGTTTACGCATTCTGTCTACTATTACTTGGCAATATTTAGGGTCAAGTTCTATTCCGTAGCATTTCCTTTTTAATTGGTGTGAAGCTACCATTGTTGATCCTGAACCTAAAAAGAAATCAAATATTAAACTATTTACATTTGAACTTATCTTCATTTCATTTGCTATTAATTCAATAGGCTTCATAGTCGGGTGCAGTCCTGTCTCTCTTCCAAATTCTAAACATCTTGAATAATTAACATCAGCTAACCCGTTATTCCAAATGGCTGACTTTCTAAATAAAAGCAAGTATTCTATATCTGGTCTATGTGAGTCACCTATCGGTATCGCATTAGGCTTTTTCCAAATCAAAACATTAAAAGAATAACCGCTATCTCTTGCCCAAACTAAATAATCTGGCAATAGTTCTTTATTACAAAATATGTAAGCGTTTAATTTATTTTTATCAAATATTAAAGGAAGCACTTGTAAAAATTCAGTTGGTTCAAAGTTTGCTATAAATTCAATGTCAGGTCTATTTGCAGTATCCCATCCTCCATCAGTTTCAAGTTTATATGGCGGGTCTGTAAATACCATGTCAGCCTTCTGCCCGTTCATTAATAAAGCTACTTGGTCGCTATCCGTACTATCGCCACAAAGTAATCGGTGTTCCCCTATCTCAAATAAATCTCCTAATACTATATCCGTTTCAATGCCCCCGTCTGGAACTGCAAAGTCATCTTCCTCTGCTTCTATAACTTCTGCATCAAAGCCGGGTATATCTAACCCCCAATCTTGTAGCTGCTCTGCATCCCAATTATTAGCTAAGTCATTCCAATCCCACTCGCCATAGCCTACATTGTCTTTAACTATAAACTCCTTTTGTTGCTGCTCGGTTAATTCACTTGCTTTAATGATTGGTATCTCTTTTAGTCCGGCTTCCTTACAAGCCTTTAATCTCATATTGCCACCAAGTACAACCATATCGTCATTAACAACAATAGGTCTAAGGTTAAGCATTTGAGGGAACTCGTTTATTGACTTTACGAGCTTTGCAAACTTATCGTCTTTAATTATTCTGGGGTTGTTCGGGTTTGCTTTTACTGTGTTGATTGGTACGTTTTGTATCATAGTATTCCGTTAATTATATCGTTTGCTTCGTCTATTGCGTCTTCTTGGTCTAAAAAAGTGTCTACGTCTGCTATATGCTTATTAATTAAAGTTTCTGCCATTGCATAGGTGTAGTTGCCTATAATTGTCATATCGTCTCCATTAAAGCCTGTTTTGCATACTGCAACAAAGTAAGCCTTATGTGTAAGGAGCAGCCATATAGCAGTTAGCTTTCTCATCTGCCTTGACCTTTATATGGTTTCGGTTTCGGGTTATGCTTATTAAAAGACTTTTTAGCAAAGCCTCGCTTTCTTTTCCCAAAGCTAATTTTATTCTTGTTCTCGCTACCTTTTGCCATTTGGTATGTTTTTTAAGTGTATCTCAAATATTTCCTCAGCAGTCCATCTGTTCTTAAAGTCATAATCGTAATGGCAATCTCTACACATAGCACATAAATTAGTTATATGGTCTTGCAGTTGTTTCCTTTTACTGCCGAATTTAGACCTTGCAACTATGTGTGCTATATCTACCGCAACCTTGCCACACACTTCACAAAGAATGGTATCTGACGAATCAAACCCCATTCCTTGTAAATATTTTAATGTGTGTCTCTGCATAGTTTCCCCATTAAATTTTCCGTTGATTAATAATTAATTGATTAAAAAATTTAACTATGCAAATTATTTTTTGTCTATTTCTTTTAGCTTATTAATACTCCACTCAATCCCGCTCGTTCCTCCCCACGCATCCCAGGCAATACCCCCACAGCCTTCGCTATAAGGTACGTCTTTATGCTGCTGATGTCTTTTGAATGAAGCCATACGAGCAATAGTATCTCTGCTTATTGGCTCTCTGTTAGCTAACTGCCTTGCCCTTGCTTTGCCGGTTGCTTCAAGACAAGAACCCCATCCATTTTTCTCTGCCCATTCTATTGCCCTCTTTGCGTTATTAGTTGCACTCTCTGGGTAATCGGTATAGCTATCTGCGAACTTGCCACCTGCCAGAATAGCCTTCCAAACTTGCATAGCTTTCTCTTCGGTCTCGTAAACACAACCGCCGTTACCAATCCGAAATTTTCCGTTTGAGCATTTAATTACTGGCATAGTTTACTATAAATATACTTTCTGTCTAAATTTATCTCCTCAAAGTTATACTTCTTTTGGCAAAACTCAAATAACTTTTGTCCGCTTTCCTTACGCATCTGCTCATCATTAGTTAAATCTTTAATATGCTTATACCAATCCTTTTGACTTTTAACGTAATGCACCGGCATATCTAGGTACGGATTGACATAGCTAACAACGGCAGGGTTCTTTTTAGAAGCCGTCTCTAATACTTTAAGATTGGACTTCATAGCGTTGAACTTGTTATCTACCAGAGGAACTATTGAAATATCACTATCTGTGTAAGCTCCCATGTATTCTGTAACCTTTGCATAGTTATATATCGTTGGGTTAAGTTTTAGTCCGCAAGTAAACGCATCTATCATTTTATCCCATACCGGCTTCTCGCCATCGTTATACCCGGCTATTATAGTTCTTATATTCATACCTTGTAACCTTTTGAAAGGCTGCCTAATTAAATCTAAGTCTCTTTCGTGCGTTCCGCTTCCTGACCAGAATAAGCGAACCTTGTCGCTTTCTAACTTCTCGTCTCTAAACTGCTCGTCTCCGTAAGGTAAAGCGTTTGGTAATATGTGAACGTTCTTATTGTATTTAGTTATCTCTGCTGCTAGTCTTTCGTGTGTGCAGGTACAAAGGTCTGCAATTTCTAAATAGTCAGTAATCAGTTTAGGTATGTTATTGAGCTTGTATCTTAAATACAACAAATGGCTTTCGTTAAGTTCCCAATAATCGTCATTATCTACTACTAACTTAAAGCCGTACTTAGTCCTCCAAGTGTCCATTTGCTTTGCATCTATCTCGTTGAGCATTCTATTCATAAGCACAATATCCCACCCTTGTTCTAATAACTCATCATTAAGTACATCCGTAATAAGTGCGTACTCTTTTTCCATATGTACTATTGGCATCATTATCCTGTGAAAGCCGACACCACTGTTAGCTGAGGTTATACAAAGTATTCGCATCTTATATTCTTTTGGTTGTGATAGATGTCCTGGTATTTATCCCAAACGCTTTGCGCCCTTGCCAAGCTTTCGTCTTTCATTCGTCTATAATCTGTTCCGTTGCCTACATCGTGTCCGATATGTTCTGACCTCATATCCGGCAGGTAGTAATTATTAAAACCTGTAATAGTTGCTCGTTCTCCGTAGTCTCTATCTTGCATTCCGTATGGGTCGTATTCTTCGTTGTAACCGCCAACCGTGTCTATAAGCTCACGAGTGATAAAGTTATCGCCAAAAGGTGTATGCGTTTTATGTACTCCGTCTACTATTGGTGGCAGTTCCTCTACGCAATGTATTCCTATTATGCCCGTCTTTTGTATTCGTTGTGCAAACAATACAAACTTAGCTAACCAATTCTCAGGTAATAAAATGTCATTGGCTAATAAACAAACTGCGTCATAGTTTTGTGTTATCCTAAGTCCTGCATTTACTCCGGCTGCTATGCCTCGTTTTTCTTTTGATAGATCATAACCGGCAAACGGGTAATTAAAGTTTTCGTGCGTGTCGCTGCCGTTATCTATTAAGAAGCAGTCCGCATTGTAACCTGAGTTGTAAAAATTTTGGTTAATTACACGCTGCATTAAATCGTGTCTGTTTTGCGTAAGTAATAAAATAGCTACTTTCATTATCTTATGTTTGAGCCGATTTCCCTTGCCGGAACTCCTGCGTATTTAGTATTTGCTTTTGCTTCGCCTTTTAAGAAAGCACTTGCTCCTATCATACAATTTGCGCCAACGTGTGCAAACTGATGTAGAACTGCATTAAGTCCTATATTGCTTCCTTCTTCTATAATCGAATGTCCACCTATTTTAGCTCCGCAGCTTATAGTAACATTATCAAAGATTGAGCAATCGTGTCCTATGTGTGCGTGTTTCATTATGAAGCAATTATTGCCTATAAAGGTATCTATTTCCGTTCCTGCATCTATTGTTACAAGTCCTGTGATAATATTGTTATCGCCTATGTAGACTTTGCCTTTTTCTTTTTGCCAGAACTTCTTATGCTCGGCTTTGTCTCCGATAATACAATAAGCTCCGATGTAGTTGCCATCTCCGATAATTACGTTATCGCCTATAATAGCGGTAGGGTGGATAAAGTTTGCCATAGTTAAGTAGTACAAGCGCAGTCATACGCAGGGTTAATGTTATCTAAATCAAATTCCTTAAACAAGTTATTCTGTGAAATACTTTTAAGCGTTTCTATTGTTACACCATTAAAGTAAGTGTATTTGCTATTCTTTTCGTCATTTATCCATTCGTCTGCAAGTTCTGGGAACTCTCTTAATATTGCTAAGATAGCATTTTTACCTTTCATAAAACACAAAGTACAGTTCCCTAATATAGAAGGTATTTCCAAAGTGTAAGGCTTTTTGCTCCAATATTCATTTACCATTTGTTTAGTAACCTTGCTTTCAAATAAAGGGAACTTATCGTGTACCTTCTTAAATCTTTGAGTACGTCTGCTAACTCGCATTGGTTCGTCAAATCTAAACCCTACTAAGTTTTCAAATTCTCTAACTCCTATTGTTCTTAAATATCTTTTAGCAGTTTTAATCTTTAATTCTATTGTGCAAAATCTTTTGAACTGATTAGGTAAGGCTTTATTCTTTTTTAACATTCCATCAAAGCCACCATCATAACTTATTCTTGTTACAGGTATATTTTCAAATGCTTCAAAGTCATTAATAAATTTATAGGTCTTAGGGTGTTCCCTCATAGTATCGCAGAACAATACTATATCTCCTGGCTTATATTCTTGGATAGTCATATAAGCAGAAGTCTTGCCACCGCTAAAATTAATTACTCTTTGCATTGCGTTTAGGTTTTGGTTGTTCTTCGTACCAAGTATACAAGCGTTTAATCATATCGAATATACAATTACCGCACCATACTGTTAAGATAAAATCTGCACTCATATACTTGCGATAGATATGCTCGTACATTTTTAAGATGTCTAAATCGATATTTCGCACATAACCATTCTGGACTGTGTGCCAATTACCAACATTGTCATCTAGAAATTTTCTGTGTTCTATTTCCATAAGTTCCACATTAGTTTAGATAGTAAAGGTGCTGCTACTCCTGGTATAAATACAAACGCAATAATATCGGTACATATTGCAGGTAGTAAATATAAAGCCAATCCTGTCCAAGCTGCTAAACAACTCGTGCAGCTAAACGGCTTAAAATCTAGTTTCCACTTCCTATGAAATTGATGTATCTCTACAAAGAATATTGCAAAGCATATCGCAGCTATAATTATCATTTGCGTAATTGTTTTTTAAGTTCTCGTTTAGTTAGTTTAAGTTCCCTATGTATTGACATATAAGGTATGCCGGTTACCCTGCTTAGTTCTTTTGCGTTGCAGTTATGCTTGATAGCATACACTCTTAAAAGTTCGGCTTTATACCAGTGCATCTTAGATAGCTCATCTTCTACTTTATTAAGCAAGTCCTCGTCTCTGTCGTGTGCTATTAACTCTACTTCTAATGGCTTTCTGTAAGTCCTATAAAATTGGCTTGTATTACTCTGCATCATATTAATCATAGTTCGCACCAAGTAGAACTTTAATACGTTTCTTTTTCGCATATCAATTATGCGTTCCTCATCCATTTCGCATAGTACCTTAAATAATTCACTTCTTAAATCTTCTCGCAGGTCTTCCGGCTGCATCTTATCTATTGCATCCTTTAATTCTCGGCTTTCCCAAAGTTCTAATATGATGCTATTCTTGTTCATATTCTTTTAAGGTTAATTTGCCGTTGTCTTCGGTTGCTATGTAGCAGAAACAATTTGCCGTCTTTGCTAAGTTTAAGAAAGCTATTTGATAGCTGCTGAGTTTATCTCCTATTGCTTTCGTTTCGCAATATACCGCTACTCCTGTTTGAGTATGGAAGCCTACTACATCTGGAACTCCTTTAAGTCCTATAAACGTTCTACCTCTAACCGCAAGATTGTTATTGCGCCATACAAAGCACCCGTTTTTGTTTAAGGTCTTGATTGCTTCTTTGGTTAATTCATTTGCGGTCATAATACAAAACTAAACTAAACTTTTTGATATTGAGAAATAGTTTTGAAAATTTGGTAAGCTACCTGTGGCACTATTGCGTTTCCGTAGGCTTTGATACTTTCTTTTCTCCATTTAGAAAAGGTAATGTTGTCCAGTTCTCTTGGAAGCCCATCATCTCCGCTACAAATCGGGGATTGAGTTGGAAACCCTGTCCAGCCATTTGTCGTAGGCTGTTTTGTAAAACTACTCCTTTCTCCTTGTGTCTCTGTTTTGCCTTGTCCAATGTTTCCTGACTTCTCGCTGTGTTCCAATCGAAGCTGTTTGGTGTTGGTAATAAACCCTGTCTTATTATTTTGGTTAAACTCATTTGATTTTCTAAACCCGTTACTTTCTCTCCGCAATCCGATGCAAGTGGTGTCGGTAGCATTCCCATTGCCAATGCCCTCGTTAATGTTACTGACCGCATTGAACCTTCCTTTACTTGTGTTGATTTCATTGTTGCCGTTGCGTTTGTTTGATCCATACAAGTCGGAGTAGGCAATAAACCATATCCGGTCTCTTCTGTGTGGCGCACCGACGGCACAAGCTGGAAGTAAAAACGGCAGGACTTCGTAGCCTTCAATTTCCAAGTCAGACTGCACTTCGTCGAATACCAATCCCCCGTTCCAATTAGTAAGTCCGCGAACGTTCTCGCCCACAACCCAACTCGGTTGAATTTCCCTAATTGCTCTAAGCATTTCTGGCCAGAGGTGTCTCTCATCTTCTTTGCCAAGTCGCTTTCCTGCTGTTGAGTAGGGTTGGCAAGGGAAGCCTCCACTAAGGATGTCGATTGCTCCTCTGTGAATAGAGAAGTCTGTTTTGGTAATGTCATTGTATGATATTGATTTTGGGAAGTGATGTTTTAATATTTTTTGTCCGAAAGGATTCCATTCGCAATGAAATACGTTTTCCCATCCGCACCATTCGGCTGCTAAATCAAAGCCACCTATTCCGCTAAATAAACTACCGTGTGTCATTTGAAGGTGGTTTTGTTTTGTAAAATTTGTTCCTCAAAAAATAAAGCTACCGCTACGGCTCTTGCTTGGTTTTTTAACCATTGCTCAGTCCACTCATCTCGGTACTGCTTTGCACTTATGATGTCCATTTTATTAGCTTTGTAAGTAATAATCTCCATTAGTTTCTTTTTAGCAACTGCCCCATCTTCTTTGGTCCAGGTCTTTATGCCGGTATTATTTAGCTTTGTAAATACTGATAATGGATTAAACAATCTGTCAAAAGTTCTATTTTCTAGAACCTTATACTCCTGGTAACTGTAATCAATTATCTCTAAATCAGTCAAATGTGGTATTGCTTCTACTCGTTCTTGTGGCATCATTTTTCTTACTTCGTTTGCTTTTTTCTTGTATCTATCCATAACCTGACTAAAATATGCAGGGCTAAAATTTTGGTAATGGTCTAAAAAGTCATTAGCTACCATTTGCTTAAACGCTACTTTAATCTCGTTTATTGTAAAGCCTCCGTATTCAGTCCTTATCCAATCCTCTAAAACTGCTAACTTAACTTTGTCTGGTATTACGTTTATGCCTACTAGCTGCATAATGTAAATCAAGTTCTGATGCAGCATTGTTTGGTTAAGGTTTCTAATTCTCTCACCCGAAAAGGCGGTCATAATCTCCTGCTCCAAAGGTAGTAGCGTTGATAAGGTTGTAGCCGTCAAGGTTAAATTGTTCTCCTTTTGTAAGTTTTCGCTGATTATTTGAAGTTCCTTTTGCATATTGTTTAGAGTTTATTATCCAAGTATTTGCTGCGTGTTGCCAACTTTTCATAGGGTTCTTACCTACTTTCCATCCGTTGCTAGTGTAGTAATTTACAAACTTTTCGGCTTCAATCTTAGCTTGATCTGCTCCTATCCGTATTGCCATATATTCGTAAACCTCTTCAAAAGTACATTTTGAATTTGTATTTTCTGCAAGTTTTTTCTTTACCATTACCTTATCCTTATCCATATCCATTTCCTTATCCATATCCATAGCACCATATAAGGGGCTTACAAGGGGCTTAAATTCTTCATCTAACAAATTGTATTTTTGTAAAATTTTGATAATTCCGCCGTGTGCTTTGTTGTCTGGGTTAAGTCCGCTTGGGTATTGAAAATCGATAAAGGAAGGTATATACCATTTATTCCCTCGATCTATTCTAACAACCTTATCTCCAAAAAATTTAACTGCGTCTTGCTCGTTAATGTCCTCGCCTATTCTTATCCTGGCTACATCAATGTCTACCTGCCAAATTCCTGCGTGGTCGCAGTCATCACAGATGTAAAGCCATAGAAGTTTGTAAGGTGCTGATAGGTTGCGGATAAAAGGTTTTTTCCATTTTTCCGTGTCTGTAAATCGTTTAGCCATAAAAAAAATAAACCCCGATAGGTACGAACTATCAGGGTTATTATCATTTAACCACTAAACACATTATCGGTTCGTACTTCGCTAATGTGTCTTTTATTTATGCGAATATACACTAAATTTCTTTAAGTTCTAATTTTAAGCAAAGTTTTTTTAGCTTCGTCTTAAACCAATCCTCAGTTTCAATTAGGTTGTTCGCCTGTTTTATGTTATGGATAGCCGTTGTGTGGTCGCTAGTGCCTGTGTACTGGCTTATCTCTTTGAGGCTCAACTTGGTGTACCTTCTAAGTAAATAAGCAGCAGCCTTGCGACCGAACGTTGTTTTCAATGATCTATCCTTAATTAATACATCGCACTCAAACTCTTCGTCTACCAATTTGACAATCGTTCTTGCACCAATGTCTAATCCCAGAGGCTCGTTATCTTCTATGCCTAGTAACCCTAACTGCTGCATCATTTCGTGTAGCTGCAAGTGTGTGTTACGTTGTGCAAAATAAAGCTCCTTTAACTGTCTTATTGATATGTCTTTCTTTCTAGTTAGCATAATTAAAACGGCAGTCCTTCCGTATCATCTTTTAGTTTTGAATTACTTTTGTTTTCAGGGTTAAAATCATTAATGTAAATCTTGTAGTCCGGCTGCTTATCTTCTGTCTTGTAAGCGTTTTTCCACATTGAATATTTTACATCGTTGATTGTAAAATTAATTACTTCTCCTTTTGCGGTGCTGTTTTTCCAAGCGCCAGTACTCCATTTTTTGTCTGTCATTTTATTTGTTTTTTAGTTTAAGATTTTTTCCCACTTTTTTTGTTCATTCCAAGGGTCATTAATGTATTTGTTCAAAGCTTCCATTGCTGCTTCTATTGTTTCAAAAGGAATTGATTTGCACCCAATATCTATTAAACAACCTCTTGAACAAAATACTATTCTAATTGAGTTTTGTTTTAATAATTCACTTTTACTCGGTTGATACTCTACTGGTATACCAACTTCTTGTTTAACTTCTTCCATTTTTTTTTGTTTTTATAGTTTATTAATTTCTTCTATTACCTCTGTTAAAAAAGGGTCTTCCATAAATTTGCCATAAGCGTCAGAGCAAGAATAGGCATAAGAAGATTTTATTGTTTTTTCTACTGATGCTATTGCTAATTGTTTTGCTTCGCTTAAACAATCCGTTTTGAGTATGTATTTATCTACTAACTCTATCGCCATATCTTCTGGTGTCATTTGATTTTAATTGAATATTGAGCTACTAATTTACTTTGTTTTTTCGTACCAACGTTAATTAATTCCGTTCGTACTTTGTAGCCTTTGCGTTTTAATTCAAATACTACGGCTGCTAATCTTAGGCTATTGTACTTCGTCAATGCCTGAATTGGTGTCAAGGTCTTGCCTGTAAGCAAGTGATTCAAGATTTGTTGTTTCTGTGTCATTGTTATTGATTGGGGTTAAAAATACAGGTTTCTCTAAAATTGTTTGATACTTTTCTATGAATAATAAAAGGTCTTTATATGCCTCTTCGTTATACCAAGCATAGTGATATACTTCTGCCAGGAGCATCTGCCTTTCAAACGGTAATAGTTCCCTCATTAGCTTTTCTTTATTGTTTCTTTGATCTTGTTAAATTCCTCTAAGGTCTTGATGGCATTGATTTTAATGGCAGCCTTTATCTTCTGGTCTTCGGTAAATTTAGTTTTATCTAGCTGCTCAATTAAGAAAGCCTTTTGACCTTCGCTTACCTCGTCTTTATGCTCATTAGTAGCATCTGCATCTTTTGTATCGTCTATGGCAAAAAGTCCATTGAGTGCATATTTTCGAGCATACGAGCTACACGCACCAGTGAGCTGCGAAGCATCCATTCCTTTTTTATTTTCCTCTTCACGAGCAAGACCTGTGCAGGTAATATTATCATCTCCGTTAGATAGACAAGCCGTAGCCTTTACATATACCCGGCCGCCTACTTCTATAACCTCATCGCTTAACATTAAAG